ACCATTAATTTTTGCAGTTTTTTCTAAAACATCAATATGGAACCAACGATTATATCTACTCCAAGGAGATCTATCAACTGCCGATCTACAGATTAAAATATAATCTTTAGAACCAGCAAATGATGCTTGATTTCCAAAAGGAATAGTATCAAAACCTACTTCATCAAACGGTACTTGAGTTGATTGGGTATACGTTGCAGGTATTTCTAAGTCGTCACTTGATACTAATTCAATTTTGTTTCCGACTCCTTCTACATACCAAAAACCTTCACTATACTTTTCAGGATTTGTTCTTCCTAAAAATTCTATCTTCATACCGTTAGATAATTTTTCACCATTAGATAGCGTGTATTCTTTTTTACCAATAATTTCATTTTCTACATCAATGGAAGAATTTTCTTCTATTGGTAATACATTAATTTGGCCACCTTGATTTAAATCATTACCGTTAACATAGTAAAGCGTTTCGGGTGTTTGTTCGTCAATTATAACAGTTATAACGCCCTGTTCAGCACCATTATTTGTAACTTTGTCATATCTATAAGTTTGACCTTCTCTTTTTTCTACTTGAAAGAAAAGAGGTGCATCCGGAGTATCTACTTCAAACTTATAGATTTGTCCTCTATAAAGATTAATTGTAGGATTTCTAGTAAGTCCGTTAGGATTAAAAATATAAGGTTGGTTATCTATTTCGTCTGCTAGTTCTACTGTATACGTACTTTCTAATAAATCTTGCTGTCCAAAAATACTAATAGCATCTGGGCCATTTGGCAACCAATAATATTCTCTAAAGTTTACAAATTTATCCCAGTCAATATTAGGATTCCAAGAATAGGTTTCTTGTTGATTTAATAAACCGTAATTACTAGTTGTACTATTAAAAATTTTAATTTGATTTAGATAATCATTATAATCTTTATAATAAGTAACATTTTCTAAATCGTCAATAATAACACTTGCAGGTTCAAGTTGATAATTTTTTCTTTGGTTCGAAATATCACCAAGATAGCTATCAGTTTTTTTGCTACTTTTTGCAGTTTCTCTACCTAAGTATGAATTAATTTTTTCAACAGCACCGTTTTGTATAAACTGATCTAATGTTGCATTTATAAATTTTTCATTTGATTCTGTTCTAAAAAATCTAGGTAAAAAAGGAGTTGCTTCTTTCTTTTGCTCACTAGCACCCGGCAATGCTTTTTCGTTTTGATTTTTATCGTAAGCCATTATTAATAACTTCCTCCACTACTAATACCTGTATTACTACTTGAATTCACTTCTATGTTTCCTTCAGCTCTTAACTGGCTTGCTGTATTACTTGTTATAATATCAATATCATTAACTGTTGCGCCACTTATTAGTATTTCGTCATTTTCAGATTTTACTTCGAACATACTTCCGAAAAACTGTTTTTTATCAACAGGTACTAGTACTACACTTAGTACTTGTGGAGTCATATTTGATATAATATAAGTTGCCATTTCTTGGAAATAAAACGTATCTCCAAAATCCCAATTATCTAAACTAAAAAACAAGTTTATGTAGTTTATTACTTGACTTTTAATCTGATTATCATTAATAGGTATATCAGGATTTTTAACAACTTTAATTCTTGCTTGTAAAGTAGGTTCTGCCTTTTCTCCAAACAAAACTTTATACTTTACTGGATGATAAATTACTTCATCGCTTATACTTTTAATTTTGTTAATTTCTCCTGAAAAGTTAAGATATAATTGATCAGAACTTAAAGGTAGCGGTTTAGTTCCATTTGTTTCTGACAGATACTGTCTAAACGAAGTGTCGTAGTCTCTAGTTAGCAAGTACGTATCGATTAAGTTACTAACACTAGGATCAATTCTAGTAGTCTGATCTGCTGTATGATTATATTGAAATTTAAGACCAGACCTGCCAATATATGCTCTGTAATCGTTAATAATTGTAAATTTACCTGTTAACGCTTCGTATATTTTAAATAAATCAACATTTGCAAAATAAAACTTATCGCCATCAACATGTTTTGTTAAATTTAAACTAGCTTCTTCTTGGTTACTATAAATTGTAATATTTTCATCAGCTGCATTAACAAAAGAGTAGTCTTCTGTATTATCAATTGTTTGAATTCTTTTTTGTATAATAAACTTTTCATTAGAATTAACAGTAGGCTCAACTATATGATCGAATAAATCAGGATCATCAATTACTCCGTCATTGTCACTGTCAAAAAATCCAATTTTAAGTTTTCTACTATCAATATAACCTGAAGAGTTTTTATAACAATCTTCTATTTGCCATTGCCAGTCTACTGTAAATGGAATAGTATTATCAGGCTGATTATTAATGTTTAAAACTTTTATACTATCCGATAAAAAGTTTCCTGTTTTAGTATCAAATACTTTATTTTTATTTTCAAAATAAAATCTAACTTGATCTTCACTTTCAAATACATATTCTAAAAGTCTGTTTGTGATAGTGTAATTAATACCGTCTGTTTCAAAAACAATAAACCAACTGGAGTCTTGATTTGTATTAGTAGTATCGCCTGCTTTACCTAAACTAAAAGAATCAATAACATTGAGATTTTCTCCTAAAATAATTTTCCATGATCTATCTACAAAATCATATCTTAAACCAAATGTTTTATTAGCAAACATTAGGTCAATTATTTTAGTAAGAACATCATCAGTTAATGCTGTAGTAAACTTCGGTCTAATTTCTGAAATGGTACTATTAGAAGGGATACTATCGTTAATGACTATAGGGCCGTCACCATTTTCTAGTATTCCAGTACCAAATGCTGTGCCGTCATTTTCTACTGAAATAATTCTAACCCATTTATATGAAGATGATCCTAACATAACAGGATTACCTTCCATTATTTGTCCTCCCATAAAATGATACCCTTCTGGAGGAATAAACTTTACTAATGCACCTGATTCTAAGTATCTTAAATTACTACTAGTAAAAGTACCTACAGGTGATATTAAATCGTCCTGATCCGTAAAATATCCAGTAACTTGATTTGTATTATCTGTTACCGTAGTCCATACCCTGTCTTCTGTAATTAAAATTTTACTATAATTTTTATAATAAAAACTTCTAGTTCTAGGATCTTTAATTATAGGAGTAATTGTATTGTATAATAAGTTTTCAATATCAGTTCTTGTATTAAATGTAAATGTTCTTTTTTCTTCAATTTCTTGTCTGTATATTATTCCGTCATCTGCAAATATGTTTGTATTTGAATATTTTCCTGTACTATCTCTTAAGTCAAAATAACGACTAATTCCGCTAGCATTTCTATTAACACTCTTTACTTTTACAATTTGTTGATTAGTAGCTAGTGGACCAATATTGTAATCTTCAGCTGTAATTAATCTATTTTGTGTATAATATGTTGCAGGAGCATTTCTTTTAATACTTTCGTTACTTTCTGTTGTAGTAGCATTTGAAACAACATACTGAAGTGCTAAAGTAATAGATAAATTGTGAATACTACCTTGTGCATTTACATAAGGTATTACAAGATTTACATTTGTAATTTCTCTCGGAAGTATTTGGAAATTTCTATTAGCACTAGATCGATAATAAACTTTAAATTGACCTTTGGGAAGATTGCCAAATACTCCATCGCCAAATGCAATGTCAATTCTATCATCAGCTTTTGTTAAAACATTAAAAATATTTCTATTTCCGTTGTTTAAAGAATTATAAACAACGTTGTTACCTTGCAAGCTATCAACTTTATTCCAAAGTGTAGTTTCAATTCCATTAGAATCCAAACTGTATAACCAAACATCGCTATTGTTGATATTTGTTGCATTAATATTTACAATTTGATTAGTGCTAGGATTTGAAATTACAAAATTACCATTTTGTAAAGTACCTTGTCTAAAGTGACAGAAAAACCCTGTGTTAGTGCTTGCAGCGCCTTTGCCATCATCTCTGTATAACAAACTCAATGCGTTCCCTACAAATGGCGGTTCTTCTTGAATAGAACCTTGATTTAAGTAACAACTTGTAACTTCAAACTGTGTGCTTGCGCCACTTATAGGTTTAGTAAATCCGTATACAGGAACATCGTTGTTTATTCCTGCAAATTTATAAAGCTCAGTTGGTATTCCGTCTACACTTTCAAAACTTGCTGGATTTCCAAATTTGTTATTTGCTGTAAAAGCACTATTAATAATCTTTATAAACTGTTCAAACCAGTCGTCATTTGACGGATCATTCCATAATACTGTTTGATTAGATAAATTTATGTTATTCCCGTCAAATATATCTTCTGTTGTTTGAACTGCTGTTATTTTTAATACACCATTAGCTGCTTGATTACGACGAGGATTGTAAGCAACTAAACGAGCAAGACGTAGAATACTTTCACGACGTTCTGCTAGTTCTAAATAGTTTTCTCTTGCATTAAGATCGCCACGGAAAGAGAGGTTTTGTCCTAAATAAGCGATAAGATCAATTAATGCAAGATATTCACTTGATTCAATATAGTCATTAAAATCTTCAGGATAGTTTTCACGCAAATAAGCGATCATTGTTCTGCGCAATGTGTCAAAGTCATAACTCTGGAAGTCTGCGTTTCTAAATGTTTGATAAATTCGCTTCCAGTCTTCGGCTACAAGCAAACGGTTTTGTCTATCAGTTGCTGACATTTTATACCTCTCTCTATAAACTATTTATTAGATTATATAATGTGTGTAGTTAACTGATGAGTCCGTTTTTTTGATCAAAATCTAGTCGCATTTTTTCAGAAATGTTATATGTAAGATATTTTAGTTCGCACTCAATTAATATACCGCTGTCTTGCTGTTCTACATTAACACTGTTAACTTGAATCCTAGGATCGTAGTTTACAATATCTTCTACGTTTTGTATGATCGCTGCTCTTAAATCATCAGTCAAAGGTTCAAATAGTACATCCCATATAATAGTACCAAACTCAGGATTTTCTAGCTTTTCACCTTGTCTAATATGAAAATGATTAATTAAGTCTTGTTTTATAATAGCAATATCATACAAACTATAACTTAAATTTTCATCAGAACCTACAGAACTAAATCCTCTGTATCTTTTAGATACAACTGGATTAGGATCTTCATATCCTACTACTTTTACGTTTTTATAAATGTTTTGTTCTGTACTTGGCATAATGTATTTACCCTCTTAACGTGGACCTAATTTTGGTACGTCACCTGTAGATCTTGGATCGGTTTGTTGAGGTTCAAGCGTAAGACTTGCAAGAGGTACTAGCTCTTTGTTAATAAGTCTATTAGCAAAACCTCTACCTAACCCAATACGTCTATTTGTTTCTGCGCCGCCTTGATCTGCATATCCTACTGCTCTGCGGAATTCTTGTCCAAGTGCTGCATAGTCAAAACTTGTCCAAGTAATACTCTTAGACTTAATGTATGCACATGCAAGTTTAGTTGCTATTTCTGGATCGTTTGCTAGATCAGGATTTTCAACTACTTGAGGTACTCCAGCAAGTCCACTATATTTTTCGTAGTTTGACTTAAATGTAAGTTGTATCAAACCTCTACCACGATATTTGTAACCTTCATCTTGAGCGTTACCGTAACGGCCACCGTATAGTGTATTACCTATTGCGGCAGGCCCTGCTGCTGAAAGTTGTCTAGCAAACTCATCTGTTTTAACTCTTGACGGGAATACCTGTCTTAGACGTGTTGCACTATAATTTAAGTTTTCGCTCTTAGGAATAAACGTACATTCTGCTTGTACTTGTGCCATTGCCATTCCTAGTGCTTCTGCGTTTCCAGGAGTTTCGCCTTCTGGTACTAGATCTGGATTTGCACTGTTTAATGCTGTTGCAGGATCTAATCCGATAGCATTAATAAGTTCACTAACAAAGTATTGTTGTAAATCGCTAACAGGAACTGGGTTTGAAGGTTGTTCACCGGTAGGACCTACTTGTCCAAACACAATTTCTTGGGGGCCGCTTACGTTTGCTTGATCTCTAAACTGTGTAGTTGTCGGCCTTTCATCTGCTGCACTGGTGATTAAAGGCGTGCTTTCATTTAATTGCGCACTAGGACTTTCAACACCTTGCGTTGCATCAGGTCCAAAAGACTCCGGATTTAAATGTTCGTGTTCTCCCCAAGGTTCGTGTGTAGGAACACGCTGTGGGAACGGGGCATTTGCTGCTGTTACTGCACTTGCTGCGGCTGCTGCATCTCCTGCTGCGGCTGCTGCTGTTGCATCTGGGCCATTAAGATTAATGTCACCGCCTGATATTGTAGTATTTGCTGCTTTTATTTCTGCATTACCACCCGATGTAAAATAATTGTATCCACCTGTGTTAACGTCCCAATTTGCTTGTGTATCTTTTCTGTCGCCTGCTGTGTTAATATCTAGTGTTGCAGCATTCGATTCTGTACGGGCTCCAGTTGTACTAATGTCTAAAGTAGCTTGATTTGTAATTTTATGAGCGCCTGTAACTATTAAATCGCCTGTGCCACCTACTAACACTTTTTGATCTGCACCAACATAATGATCATAGTTAGCACCAATGTCAAAATGTGCATCAACACCAACTTTAGTATCCCAATTATTACCTACTGTATGTTTATGATCTCTACCACTATTAAAGTTAATATCTCTAGCAGCACTCATATTAATATCTCTATCAGCACTTATGTTTAAATCAACACTAGTTCTAATGCTAATGCTGTCATTAGCAAATATATCGATTTTACCGTTTGCTGTTAACTCTATCCAACTGTCTCCGCTGCCATGAGAAATATAAATTAAATCTTCAGTGTTATGGAATAATATTTGATGACCTGTTCTAGTTCTAATTCTAACACACTCATTTGCTGGAAGAGATTTATCACCTGTTTCATTAGCTGTTACATTAGCATATTCAAATGGAGTAGTTTTAGCAGGACCTTTACGCACTAGTCTTTCATCACCGTCGTCCATTACAAAACTACTGCCACCTAATCGACTTGTATATTTTGTTGCTTTTGCATCACTTGTTCCTACTTTAGACTTAGGACCATTTTTATTAATCGGTCCAGGAGTAGAAACTCCAAATACTGTAGAAGGAACTTCTCGTCTTGCTGTACTACTGCTTAACCCCCTAACTTCATCTATTTGCAATCCTGCTCTACTTAGACGTTGATAAAAGTCTGTATTAATCGGTTTTACATATCTTGTTGCATTGCTTCTGACAGGTTGTTCAACTTTTTTATTATACTCTCCTACGGGCGCATAAGTTTTAGACTCGTTGTCATAACTTCCAGGCTGTGCTCCTGGTACCATGTAATTTACAAATTCGTCCATTACACAGCCCATCCAGTAACCTTGTCCCAAATCGCCTTCTACAAATATACACATTACCTTTTGTCCAACATCAGGCGGAACAAACCACATTCCGTAACTCTGTTGACTATCGTAAAATCCAGGATTAGAAGTGTTGGCACTCAAAGGTGTTACTCCATAAAAAGGATTTAAATATCTTACAGTTACCGTTTCACCTAATGCTTCAGGTGTATTTCCTGCTGCTGTTGATTTTAATAGTTCTACTTGTAAATTACCCATATAACTAGGGTCTGCGTGACTTATAACTTTTGCAAGATATGGCCCAGGATTAGTTAGTCTACCACTATTTGCGCTTCTAGATAATTCTGCCATTAAAATCCTCTTGTAATACCTTTTCTAAGATCGGTTATTCTATTTTCAATTTCAGCTGCCGATTGTGTTATATTGTTTATTGAACCTGTAGCTTGATTGACAGTGTTTTGAATTTGCGCAGATGCGCCTTCTACTTGTTTAAGAGCATCACTTACTCCCGGTGCAAAGTCAGATAATGCGCTGCCAAAACTAAATCCGTTTAACAATCCTTGTGCTTTGCCTAATACGCCTTGTAATGCACCGTCAAGATTGTCTTGGAAATCACCAATAGGATTACCGCCTTCAAAGAATGCAAATGCATCACTTGCTGTACCTTCTTTTTCTTGGTTTGGTCTACGTATCATATCAAGTGTTTGAGTAAATTGATTACCAGACCATGTGTTTTTGACCATTATTACTCTATAAAGTCCACTAAAAGGAGTAAGTCTAGTTCCATCGTCAGGAAATAGCATGCCGCCAGTATCTTCTCTGTAATCAATAGGTGTTCTAAAGTTAACTATTACATCTACTTCACCGTTTTGATAATTCATACTTCCGTCACTTGTTATGTTAAGTGCTCCACTAGGAGGACTATTATAGTTTCCCATTCCACTATCGGAAATGTAGTAAGGATCTCCTAGTATTTCAAGTTGTAATTGTACTAAGTCGACATCACTGTTAATAACAGCATCGTGAAATTGACGAGCAACTCTTATTTTTTGATCGTCTAGTTCAGTACCTTTAATAGGAGCAGTTTTTGGTTCAATTGTGTTTACTTTCGGAGCTTCGCCGTCAGGATTAAATTCGCCTGCACCTTCTGCTTGATTAAGGACTGTTTGTTCTGTTGCTAATGCACCATCTTGACCATTACTACGTAAATTCGGAGCGCCTTGTCCTCTGTCGTCTTGCAATGCTGTAAAAAATGCAAAATTAAAATTTATATCAAAGTTTATTATGTCTTTGTTTTTTCCAGTATAGATATAGTTGTATTCTTTAACTGCGTTTGATTTAAGTGAAGGATATCCGACAGAACCGCTGCTTGATTTTTTAAACACACTATGATGGACTAGATAAGGAACTACGCTATACACATATACCGCTGGTGTTTTACCACTTTTAGAACTATCTGAATAATCTTGATTTATAAAAACCTTAGTTTCAATTCTAAACCAAGGTAGCATTCCGTTACCGTCTGGCTGTTTATCAACAATGCTTTTAGCCCATTCGCTTGTTAATACTACTGCTTCAATAATTTTAGATATTTCAGTTTTTTGACTAAAGTTATATTGTCTAATATCTGAAGATATTGTTAACTTGTTTTGGTCCATTAGACCTGTAACTTCATCGTATATAAAAGCATCTACTCCCATAGGGCTTTTACCTCTTTCAGTAGGAGCACCTACTGTTTTTGATGTACCAATATCGTTAGCGGAAGAATTTGCTAAACTAGAAAGTCTTGTACTAACACTATCTTTACCAATAGACGTTCCTTTGGTTTTCTGCATTTCTTCAATTTTATCAATAATAGGACCGTCAACGCCTACTGCGCCAATACTTTCTGCTGCATCTTCTTTAGTAGTAGTTGCACTACCAGCAGGAGTAGAAATGACTTGAGATAAGTTTGTATCACTTTTAGGAAAAATAATTACATACTCATCAGGAGTGCTTACTTCGTTTGCTTTTTGCTTTTCTTTTTCTCTACGATTTAGAATACTTGTTAAACTGTTTTCACCGGTTTGTAATATTTCTGCTACTGTTCTTCCAGTAGGACTTACATCACCTTTAACTTTTTGGATGTCATCTGCAAATGCTACTTCGTTCCAAGGTATAGCCTCTACAGTATAAACACTGCCTCCTGCTGTAACATTAAATTTAATATCAACAAATCTTAATGGATAGTACCTAGTTGTGTTTTCTATTATTTTAATATTACCAAAGTCGTCGTGACCAACAAAATCAATTTGTAAAACATAGGTTGCTTCAATATAGTTTGCATGTCCTGCAGATAATGCTGCTGTCATTAATGACTGTAAAAACAGTCCCATACTATATGGTTCAGTTACTTCAAAACTAATAGAAGTAGCATTTGATGACCCAATGCTAGGCTTAGGAGCAATTATACTATCAATCGAAACATTATCTATAAAGTATTCAACTCTTCCTCGACTTTCATATGCAGTAGTTGCTTTAGAAGATCCTAAGCCGCCGCCGCTTCTTAATATTTTTATTTTAGGTCCATTTGTTCTATATGTTGTTTCAGGAAAATTAACTTCGTCTGCACTTAGTACACCTAAAGTAAAAATATTATTAAAGGATGCAAATTCTTCTAAAGGGTTAGGTTGAAAACTGCTTCCGCCAAAACTAGGTGCTGTGAAATTTGTTACAGAAGCAAGTGCTCCTTGTATACTAGAAGATAAATTTTTAGTAACAGTAGCAGCATCTATT